ACACAGACAGCAGAGGAAATCGCATTGACCGTTACGGCTGCGCGTACCTACGCTGAAACACTCGCGGCTGACGCCGAGAGTGCAGCCAACAGCTACACCGACGGACAGTTACAAGGCTACGCAACAACGGAGGTATTAACCTCCGAAATTTCGCAGCTTGCCGACAAAATCTCCCTTGTGGTTACATCTTCAACAAGTGGAGGAGATGTTATAAACAGCGCGAGCATTATTGCCGCAATCAACGGCGACTCGAGCAGCGTTACCATAAACGCAAGCAAAATCAACTTGACGGCATACGCCAAAACCTCCGAAGTATACGACACGGCGTACGACGCGGCAGAGTCGGCGGCAGAGGACGCAATAGAGGGGCTTTCGCTTACCGCCTCTAACGGCAGCACAAGCAGCACCGTTTATATTAAGCACAACGGGGTAACTGTTGACAGCGCTACGGTACGCTTTACGGGTATTGTTACATTTAGCGACCTTTCGACGGAGGGCGCAACGGTTATTAACGGCAGCAATATTACAACGGGCACTATTTCGGCTGACCTCATAGCGGCGAACAACGATATTTATATCGAGTTTGCACACCCTATGTTAACCCCCGAAATTTTCGGACTACAAGCTTTATATATGGGCGAATATGCCTACATATACAAAGAAGATTACGACGCGGGGACAACATCTATGCTATGTATTTACGCATATAGCGGCGTTAAATTTATGTATCAAACCCCCGTCGTGTACGAATATGTAAACGGTAGATACCAAGAGTCGGAAATAATCACCGAGTCGAATATTGAGGACTATATGCCCTCAACTGTTACCGCTGTTTTCGGGTAAGGTGGTGCGAGTATGAGCTACAAAGTTACTCTATACTTTAACAATGAGTATATAGAGTCAACGGACTTTGAGGCGAGCGGCGGCTGGTATTATTACACGGGATATTATGGCGACGACTTTTTAGAGGTAGGCGGCTTTAGCGACTCAACTGTATTTACTGCAAATCCAACAAGCGACGGAGAGTTTACGCGGTGGGTTTACCGACTCGGGAGCGTTTCGGGGACAGTTAAGTATAGTTACTCAAATCCGTTTATTTATACGGGCACGCAAGATATTTACATAAGAGCGGAGGGCGAGGAGGCATACGTGCCTCCGACACCCTCCCGCCCCGACTATTTCTCCTGGACTTATACCAAGCGCAGCGGTAGAGCGTTTAACCTTACAGCCGACGAATGGAACGAGCTTACAAGCAATATAAACGAGGTTAGACGCTATCGCGGCTACTCAAATTATAGCTTTACTACAGCTTACTCGGGAGATAATTTCACCGCAAAAATGTATAATCAAGCCGTAAATGCTATTAAAGGCATAAGCGGCTACGGTACCTATATTTACACAGTTAGCAAAGGCGAGGAAATCACAGCAGACCACCTAAACGACCTACGCGACGAATTAAACGCAGTACCATAAAGGAGGCTTTTTATGAACTATTCAAAAATTATAAAGGCAATGCCCGCGCTTGCGGAACTTAAAAAACTGCGCTTGCCTTACGACACCGCCCGCGACGTACATAAAATGCACAAAACGCTCGAGGCGGAGTATCAGTTTTTTGCCCAGGAGGAGGAAAAGCTAATTAAGGAATACGCCGAAAAGGACAAAAGCGGCAAGCCGAAAATATCGGAAAGCGGGCGCATTACCTTTTCAAACATCAAGGCGAAAATTGCGTATAGTGAGCGCTTGGCAGAACTCGGCAACACGGACGCAAAAATAGAAATCCCGTTTATTTCCCTTTCGGGCTCCGATATTGGCGAGCAGCTTATAGCCCCCGAAACCATAGAGGCGCTCGAGGACTTTATTACGTTTGAATAATTTTATAAAGGAGATATAAAAAATGACTACAGAAATCACAAGCAACAGCTACAAAGACGGAAAGCGCGTTGAGGTACAGACAGTTACGTACGAAAAGTCCGACGACCTTTACGCGCTCGCAAATGCACAGCGCCGTTACGAAAATGTATGCCGACAAATCGAAACCGCAGCAGAGGGCGCAGACCTTGAAAACCTCCGCGCAGAAAAAGCAAAGCTCGAGGCTGAAATTTCCGCAAAGGAAACTATTGTAGCGGGCTACGACGCCGAAAGCGAAGAATAAAAAATAGGAGGCTTTGAAAATGGAAATAAGGCAAAAAATAAACCTTGACTTTGGGCGCGATACGCTCCCTATTACCGTTTTTGCAAAGCAGAACGACGCAAACACCCGCTTTATCGAAATTACGCCGCTTAATTGCGGACAGAGCTACACCCTCGAGGAGGGCGTTACTCCTCGTATTCAACTCACCAAAGCGGACGGGCACACGGTTTTTAATGACGCTACCGTAGAAAACGGAAAAATTATAGCGGAGTTTACCGAGCAAGCTTTGGCGGCAGCCGGTACCGCCGTTGCAGAAATCGGACTTTATAAAGGCTCCGAGCTGTTAAGCTCTCAAGTCTTTTATATCGACGTTAAAAAGTCCGCTTTTGATAAGGACGCACCCGAAAGCTCAAACGAGTATAACGCCCTTATAGACGCTTTTAATAAGATTGACGGAGCGGCTACTACAGCCGACCAGGCAGCAAAAGACGCAGCCGCAGCCGTTGAGGACGCTAACAAAGCAGCCGCAACGGTAGGCGCAGCCGTTGAGGCGGCGAATAACTCGAAAACTGCCGCAGATACAGCGGCAGGCAACGCAAATACCGCAGCCGATAACGCCAACGCCGCCAAAGAGGCAGCAGACACAGCGGCGGAAAATGCAAATACCGCAGCGGGAGCGGCAAATACAGCTACAGAAAACGCAAACTCTGCTACAGAAAATGCCAACAAAGCAGCCGAGGGAGCGGGAAATCTTAATATTTCCGCAGAGCAGACGGCTACGGGAGCAACTATTACCGTAACAGACAGAGAGGGCGTGCAAACAAGCGTACATATTGACACTCTTACGGCTATTAAGACCTGGGAAGATGTTAAAAACGCTGTACGCCTCGGGCTTGGAGCTACACTCTTTCCCGTTGGTTATGAGTTTACTACGGAGGACTCCGTTACGGGAGCGGTTATTACCTGGGTTGTAAGAGGACACGACAACCATATCGCAGCAAATAAAAAGCTCGCACATACAATGACACTCGAAACAAAGTATGTATACGGCACCGCAAACGGTACATATCGTAGCTTTGTTTTTGACGCTACGGAGGCTCTTTATTATGCTGCCGAGGAATTACCCGCAGGCACTTATAATTTTACCCTGCTTGCAGGCTACGACACGACATACGGCGGGGGCAAAACGCTTTCGTTTACACTTACAAAACCCGTACCCGCAGGCGGTGTAATTATGTTCCCCTGGGCTTATCAAAAGCAAAGTACCGATACAAAAATCAGTACATACGCAAGCAATGCAGCTACGGCAGCTATTGAGAGCGTAGCTGTAACAGAGTCCGCAGACGGTACAAGCCTCGGCGTAGCTGACGGTACCGTGGAAAACCTTAACCACACGCACCGCATACGCTACGGCTCGAATAACTACGCACAGAGCGCGGCTCGTCAATGGTTAAACAGCGACGCAGCAGCGGGCGGCGTATGGGCTCCTACTACTGTTTTTGACCGTCCGCCCTCTTGGAATACAAGTTATAGCGGCTTTATGCTCGGTTTGCCTGCCGACTTTTTGGCGGTAGTGCAGCCTGCGGCTATCCCTTGCCGTACTAACTCTATTTTTGAGGTAAACAGCCTCGACGGTACAGAGTTTGCTACAAACCAGGTATACACATTAAAGGACAAATTTTTCTTGCTTTCCCGTCCCGAAATATACGGCACCTGGGACAGCGCGACCTATAAGGACGGTACGCTGTTAGAGTTTTACGAGGGCTTAACCGATACAGAGCGTATCAAATACGACGCGGCGGGCTCGGCGCGTAGCTGTTGGCTCCGTTCTCCTGTCCCTGGGTACGCGTACTACGAGCGCGGCGTGGCTACCTCGGGAGCGTTGGGCTCCAACTACGCGAGCTACGCTCTCGGAGTCGCCCCCGCTTGTATAATCGCATAATCGACAATCCGCCTCGGTAGAGGCGGTTAAAAGGAGGTTTTAATATGAGCGTTAGGAAAGGCGACAGAGGCGAGGGCAAGCTGCAAGTATTAAATAAAGCGCGGGAGCTTAAAAACTATTCTTTAAGTCAATTAAAGAATGATAAACACTTTCCAAAGAGCACCCGTTGGCTGTATGCGGCTCCGATAGCTGCGGAGGTACGCGAGGCTTGTGTTTGCATACGGCACGCAAACTCGGTATATGTAACAAATGCCGAGGAATACAACTACCGCCGTATGGAGCAAGTCAAAGCGCACGCGCACCTTGACGCTCTATTAGACCTTATCGACGACGCATACGGAGCGGGCTATATTTCGGGTGATAAAGCGGAGTTTTGGACGGGGTTAATACTCAAAACAGACGACCTATTAAAAGCCTGGATTAAATCCGACAAAGAAAAGTACAAAGATATGTAGGGCGGTTGCTATTATTTTGGCTCGGCGCGTAACTGTTGGCTCCGTTCTCCTAACCCTGGGAACGCGAACAACGAGCGCAACGTGAATACCTCGGGAGCGTTGAACAACAACAACGCGAACAACGCTAACGGAGTCGCCCCCGATTGTGAGAAAAGCCCGTTTTCAAGTAGTCGAAAGACCAAAGCAGCGCAGCTCACACAAGGAGCGACCGTCCTACCTCCGAAAGGAGGGAATTTTGCGGGCGACAAAGGTACCTTGCGGGGTAGTCCTTTTCTATGCGTCCGCTATTTTTATTATTATGTCATACGAGCAAGTAATATCTTTTGACAGCCTTTACAAAGGCTTAAAACAAAGCTGCTGTAATATCCGTTGGAAAGACAGCACCGTAGGCTACGAGGGTAACGCCCTCAAGAATACATACCGCTTACGCGAGAGCCTCTTAAATGGAAAATATAAAATAGATAGGTACCAACACTTTACTATTTATGAGCCTAAAAAGAGAGAAATTGTAGCAACGAGAATAAAAGACCGACAATTTCAGCGCTCACTATGCGACAACGGACTATACGAGCAGATAACGAAATCCTTTATAGCCGATAACTGCGCTTGCCTCCGCGGGCGCGGAGTCGATTACACACTAAACCGTATGACCGCACATTTACGACGATATTACAAAGCCAACGGCTGCGACGGCTGGGTGCTCAAATGTGATATACACCATTATTTCCCGAGCATACGACACGACGTAGCAAAGGCTGCAATATGCAAGCGCGTTAAAGACGAGCAAATAGCCGCCCGAGCGTGTGAAATTGTAGACTCTTTCGGCGGGGATATGGGTATAGGGCTCGGCTCCCAAGTATCGCAGCTTGTAGCTCTCGCCGTTCTCGACGACCTCGACCACTTTATAAAAGAACGGCTCCGAGTAAAACATTATGTACGGTATATGGACGACTTTGTGTTAATTCACAAAGACAAAGAGTTTTTGCAATATTGCCGCGCGGAGATTGAAAAACAAGTAGCGGCTATTGGACTAAAGCTCAATAGCAAAACCACTCTTTACCCCTTACGCCAGGGCGTTAAAATATTGCAATGGCGCTTTATTGTTACCGACACGGGAGCAATTATACGTAAAATGGGTAAAAAGAAACAAGGCAAGCAACGCCGAAAGCTTAAAAAGCTATTCAATAAAGAAATCAAAGGCGACTACGCGCCAGGAACGGCGCACGAGTCGCTCGTTTCTTGGCTTGCAAACGCTGCCCGCGGCGACACCTACCACGAGCGGCGAAAAATGATAAAGTTTTATAAAGAATTGGAGGACGCAGCAAATGCAGAAAAACGACTACAAACGCCTCGCTCGAGCGGAGGCAATGGCTAACGCACAAAAAGCAGAATTAGAGGAAACTTTACGCGCTGCTTACGAGAGGGCTTGCGCGGACGGTAACGAGGAGGAGGCGGCAGCTTGCGCTCGCGCTCTCCGAAATAAGCTCCTCGAAAAGTCCGACGCGGAAATGACGCTTGACCGACTCAATTTTGAAACGGCGAGCGCAACAAAATTTATTTCCTCGCTTGTTTCCGTTCTTTCGGGTGCCTGGGCGAGGTATCGAAAGGCATTAAGGGACTTGCCCGAACAAAAAGGCTTTCCTTTTAACGTTGATTTTCCAAAACCGCCCAACAGCGAGGGAGGCGGCGAAAATGACGGAATTTGAAATTATATGCCGCTTATGTGATGTTGCGAGGCTGCAAGCCGATATTATCGAAAAGCAAGCCGAGGCACTCGCTCAAGCTAACATAAGCGACCAGGTAATAGCAGAGTTAAAGCAAATGAGAGATACAGCCACAAACGAGCTTGAACTCATACGCAAAGAATGTAATTAGGAGGTAAAATATGTACGAGGCATTTATAAAATGGCTTGTCCCTTTTCTATGCGGCAGCGCTGTTTCTCTCCTGGGAGTAATTGTTTCGCGTATTAAATTAGGCAAGAAAAAGCAAGACGCAACAGAGCTCGGGCTGCAATGTCTGCTCCGCGCCGAAATTATACGACAATACGAAAAATGGGACGATAAAGGTTTTTGCCCTATCTACGCAAAAGAGGCGTTAAAGCGAGCCTATGACAGCTACCATACGCTGGGCGGAAATGATGTAGCTACGGGACTATACGAGGAAACAATGGCGCTACCCGAGCACCCTACAGAGGAGGGGTAGTCGTTGAGAAAAAAGAAAAAACGGGAATTTTCAAAAATAATTTGTGTAGGCGTTATTGCCGTTGATATTTTTGTAACCGCGTTTACTCTATGTATGGTATATAAAACGTGCGACTTGTCGCCGCTCGCTTATTTGATACCCTCAACAGCTGGCGCCGCCGCTACTGCTCTTGGGTTTTATTATTCAAAGGCGAAAGCCGAAAATAAAATAAAACTTATGCAGAAGAACGGCATAGCTCCCGACAAAGATACCTTTGAAAACATTAACAATAACTATTAAGGAGTATTAAAAATGAAAAACGTTAGCAAAGAAACCATAGTGAGAACGGTAATACTTGCCGTTGCGCTTATCAATCAAATTTTGATTGTATTAGGCATTAACCCGCTGCCGTTTGCAGAGGAGGAAATATACGAGATTATTTCCACCATTGCAACAGCTGCGGCGTCGCTTTGGACTTGGTGGAAAAACAACAGTTTTACCCCCGCAGCAATTACAGCCGACGAATGTTTAGCCGAAATCAAAGCGGAGGGGAAAGGCTCTAACGAAGAAATCGAGAGCTTTACAGAGCAGACAACTTTTAACACCGACGATATGAGCAAACTTTCCGACGAAAGAGAGGGAGTATAATATGGCTTTCAAAATGAGAACAACCAAACCAGGTAAGGACAATAAATATTACATAAGAAAAGCTAACGGCGGCTACTCAAACGCTATTGCGGGCAGCCCGACAGACAGCGAGTGTAATGTGCTCGCAAACTGCGTAGGCTATGCCTACGGAAGATTTAACGAAATCGGCGGCTATGGCTGCTGTAAATATCTTGCGCCCGTAAACGCAGAAAAATTTATACAGTACAAGGGCTCTTGCGTTGTCGGACAAACCCCAAAGCTCGGCGCGTGTATGGTATGGCAGCGCGGCGCTACCTTGAACGGCTCCGACGGAGCGGGACACGTAGCAATAGTAGAAAAGGTTGTCAGCCCTACCGAGGTTATTACCTCCGAGAGCGGCTACGGCAGCTCAAAGCCCTTTTGGACTCAAACACGCACAAAGGGCTCGGGGAATTGGGGCGCTAACTCCTCTTATAAATTCCTCGGCTTTATTTATAACCCAGCCGTAAAAGACGGAGAAACCACGGCAGAGGCGACACAGAGCGACAAGGCGACAGAGTATACAGCCGCGTCGTTTAACGTAGGTGATATTGTAGAGTTTGCGGGCGGAACGCATTACAGCAGCGCTAACGCTCGCAGCGGCGTAGCCGTTAAAGCCTCTCTCGCAAAGATAACAAGCAAATACGCAAAAGGAGCTCACCCGCTGCACTTGCGCGCAGTAAACGAGAGCGGAAAATTTATAGGCGGCGTTTACGGGTGGGTAGACCTTAACACTATTACAAAGTTTGCAAACAAAAAGTCTGTTGACGAAATCGCGCGCGAGGTTATCGCGGGCAAATGGAAAACGGGGCTCGCTCGAATATCAGCCTTGACAGCTGCGGGCTATGACGCCTCCGCCGTACAGACGCGCGTAAATGAAATTATGCGCGTTAACTCACAGATTAGCAAACGTTATTAAATAGTCCTCCTTAAATTCACATAAAGAAAAGGCGGCGGGAATGAGGCACAACCTCGCCCGCCGCCTTTTCGTCTTTTAGAGAGGTTTTATTATGGCAAAGAAAACAGAGGTAACATTTATAAATACAAGTAAAGAGGTTAAAAAAACTATGGTAGGGCTTTCAAAAACAGCCTTGCGAGCCTCGGGAAAGGTGGTAAGAAAATTCTTACGCTCGGCGGTACCCGTCCGCTCAAAGCGCTTCAAAAACCATATAGGCTCCTGGGCTATGATTGACTACCAAACGGGACAACCTCAATTACAAATAGGTTTTTACTCTTGGCAAAAAGTACGAAAAAAGGGCAAGCAACCCTCCCACGCGAGCCCGCATTGGGTGGAGTTTGGAGTAAACGGACATACTATTTCCGTACGCAATGCAAAAATGCTCTCATACAATGATGTTATTTACGGCAGAAACGTACAGCACCCAGGCACGCGGGCGACAAATGTATTACGCGACACCGTACAAAACAATATAGCGGAAATAAGAGCGGCTCAAGAACAATACCTCGCTGAACTATCAAAGACAATAGAGGAGGCGGGCGCAAAAGTATATACGGGAGAGGACACAGACGAGGACGACTAAAAAGCGGAGGCGCTTTAACGCCTCCGCTTTTTTGTTTTATTTATAAATTTTCACAGACATAGTAACTCCGAGCCCGCGCTCGCTTTTATCTATTGATTTGACGGAAACGCTTGCCTTGCTATTAGAAAACAGCCCGCGCAACTCGTTTAAGTCCTTATAGCCTATAAAGCCGATTTGCCCGCCTTTCTTTGTAAATACTCCTATAGTATCGGGATAATCTTTAGTAGGCGCGGGCTTGAAAAATAAATCCTCGCCGACCTTGAGCTTTACTATATATGTTTGTCGGCTTGAGCCGTTTTCGTTTGTGTATGTAGTACCCCACACGCTATAGGTTTTCTCTGCAATTACTTTTTTTGTAAATAGTCCCACGACAATATACCTCCTACAATAAAAAATGTGCGTGCAACTCGCAGCTACACGCACACAAAACGCAAGCTCCGATTTGCTACCACACAAAAATTTTCTACACTACTAAAAATGCGAAAATAGAGCCTACATTTTTGACAATAATAGGCACTTTTAATAGTGTAAAAATATATAATTTTTGTGTGGTACCTATATTATATCATATAAATAAAAAATAGTAAATATTTTCCGCGAAAAAGTGCAAAAATTTTTACAAAAGGTATTGACATACTGCAATAAGTATGATATAATATATACAGAAAGGAGGTAGGAACTATGGATAACATAGAAAAAGCCTTGAAAGACTTGACAAAGGCAGTAGAAAGTAATCCAACAGTTAAGAGCGTTAAGGTTACAATAACACTGCAAAAGCCAAAGCCAAACAAGGCAAAACCCGAAAGCAAGTAGCTTTCATAGGCTGGGACGGGGCGAAAGCCCCTCCCGTAAGACCTATTATATCATAATAAAAATAAAAAGTCAAGTAGAACGAAAGGAGCCTATACTGAAATGACTATAACCAAAAATGAAAAAGAGTACACAATAGCCGAGTATACGGACTATTGGCGCGTAACGCGCTCCTCGGGCGGGCTTACTGTTGAATACAAAGTAAACAAAGATATTTGCAAAACTGAAAAAGACCTACGCGAATATATAGAGTCCGAGAATATTTTTTGAGAGGCGCTGCGCTATGGAAAACAAAAGAAAAACAAAAACCTCCTCGGCGGTAAAAAACCGCTACAATAACAAGGTTTACGACTCTATTATAGTTAGAGTCCCAAAGGAAACGGCGGAGGCTTTCAAAGCAAAATGCGCCGCCGAAAATATACCGCAAGCGCAAATTATAAAAAAGGCAATCGCGGAATTTTTGCAACAGTAAACGCAGCTTATATAGCCCGTTCCTCTTTCCTGGGGAGCGGGCTTGTTTATTTAATAATAAAACGGAGTGATTTTATTATGGGAAAATCTTATAATCATTTAACAATAACAAACAGATTACAAATAGAGGCTTGGCAAAGAGTGAAAATAAAGCCGCAGCAAATGGCGGCGCAGCTTGGCGTACACATAAGCACTATTTATAGAGAATTAAAGCGCGGGGAGTATGAGCACCTTAACACCGACTACACAACCGAGAAAAGGTATAGCGCCGACCTCGCAGAACAGAGGTACCAGGAAAGCCTCCGCGCAAAAGGCGCAGACCTTAAAATAGGCTCCGACAGAGTTTACGCTGAATACATAGAGTATAAAATTAGAGAGGAAAAATATTCACCCGCCGCCGTACTTGGAGAAATAGAGGCGCAAGGCTTGGAATTTAATACGACGGTATCAAAAACCACTCTTTATAGCTATATTGATAAAGGTATTTTTCTCACCCTCACAAATAAGGACTTGCCCGTAAAGCGCAACAAAGACTCCTCAAAATATAAAAAGGTTAAGCCGAAACGCGCGCCCAAAGGCACAAGCATAGAAAAACGCCCCGCAGAGGTTGCGGCGCGTTTGAGTTTCGGACATTGGGAAATGGACTGCGTAGAGGGCAAAAAAGGCACAAAGAAAACATTACTTGTATTGACGGAACGTTATACACGCAATGAAATTATACGCCTTATGAAAGACCATACAGCCGCAAGCGTTATAAAAGCCCTTGACGGTATCGAGAAACAATACGGCTCCGAGATGTTCTCAAAGGTATTTCAAACAATAACCGTAGACAACGGCTCCGAGTTTTCGGACTTCGACGGTATAGAGCGCAGTATAAAAGGCGGAAAAAGGACGAGCGCTTATTATTGCCACCCGTATAGCTCATACGAGCGCGGCTCTAACGAAAACCAAAATAAACTCGTGCGCCGCCATTATCCAAAAGGCGTTAGCTTTGAGAGCGTTACCTCTGCCGATATTAAAAGGCTCGAAAATTGGGTAAACCATTACCCGAGAGGGATATTTAACTATCATTGCTCGGCGGAACTTTTCGAGGCTTGCCTAAACTCTTTAGCTGCCTAATTGTTACAAAATTATAAACTTTTGCACTTTTTCGCATTTACCCCTTGACTTTTCATAATATTGAAAAAAATTACAGTATGAAGCAAGCGGCTGTCTCACCTTTCCGGCGGGACAGCCGCTTGCTTTAACCATATATAAATTAATTATTTAAAAAGGATTATCAGGAACTGAGATACAAGTACAACTGCAATAAGTGCAATAGGATAAGTTGCGGCATAAGCTGCGGCAACATCCTCTGTACCTGCAACATTGATAAGTGTTCCGAGAGCGGGAGTGCTTGTCATACCGCCGGTAATGGAACCAAGGTTATTGAGAAGCGAAAGCTTGAGAACGTATTTTGCAAACAGGTAGCCGATAATCATGGGGAATATAGTCATTATAGCACCGTATACAAAGTACATAACGTCAAAATATTCTATAAACTTCGCACCGCCCGCAACACCTGCACCGATAAGGAACAACATAAGACCCAACTCACGGAATACCTTAAGGGTTGTTTCCTGAGGCATGATGCTTATGCATCCGATTCTGCCGAAATGGCCGAAAATAAGTGCCATAAGGAGACATCCGCCGGTAGTTGTAAGGCTGAATGTTGTGCCGTCAAAGCCGTTTGCGGTAAGAGGTATTTTAATCATACCTACGAAAATACCCACAATTGCCGCAAATGCAAAGGCACAGAAGCCAAAGCCGTCAAGGTGAATAAGCTTTCCGCTATAAGGCTTCTTTTCGGCACCGTCACTTGCTATAACAAGCTTTTTGCGTTCTTCGTCCATATTTGCCTTTGAAAA